AGTCTGGGTTGAATCCAACCTCAAGCTTGCCAGCGCCTACAACATACGGAGCGCCACTTGCTGTACGCAATGGCACCTGCACCAACTTACCTGAGATAGATTTAGAATCAGCGGCTGACTTAAAACTCTTTTGAACCGTTGACTTAGTGGTGTGGTTCGTAATCAACACACCCATTTGAGGGACAGGAATAATAGACAGTGTCTGCCACTTACCTGTCATCTCTGTAATAGATCCAATGTCAAATGAATCCACTAGAGTCGCGGTCAGATACTGCCCAGATACTGGGTCGTCATACCAATACACGGAACATTTACCAGTGAAGTCAATGTGTATGCCAAGCTTTTCAATTGCGACGAACAAGCAGTTTCTATACTTGTTAGTCATTACTTCACGACTAGCGATTTTCCAATTGATTACAAATCCTTCGTCAACACTCGTGTTTGCACCGGCAGCAGTCTGCATGCCAATCCGAATGATGTCTGACGGTACACTTGCAGTGGTTACATATTGTGGAGTATGAACAGCACCGGAGATGGTTGGCATTACCTTGACGCCAAGCGTAGGTGTTTCGGATGCTAGAAACTTACCGTTGAACACGGTGTCTCCAGACGATCCATGCCACATCAATTCCCAGTAAGGCTCATCTCGCGTTAGCACAGATTCGTCGTACCAGTGTGATGAGTTAGCCCAGTCAGTTGTTAGGAAACTTGGCTTCAGCATAATCATGCCGGTAATTGGTTCTTGCCAAGTATTCTCATCCAAAGTAGTTTTCACGTACTGTGTGATGTTTGTTCCAAACGGCGACTGTGCAAAACCTGGACGTTGTGTCATCCGGTTCTCAACGTCAAACGTAATACGCCATTGTGGGATAGGCATTATCCAATACCTACGTTCATCATGTTGTTCCTTGACGCCATGTACATCTCAAGCTCGATTGCGGACACAGCACCTGCACCACGTGGACCAGCACCGATAATACTAGACGCCAACATAGTCATAGCAACAGTAGCGTTGTTGAGCGCCTTGGTGTTTTCGTCTATTGCCTTAGTTGGTAGGTCACTTGGATCTGGAGATGTCAAGTAACCAGCCGCACCGCCAATCAATGTTCCAGCAATGGTACCGACAATGTTCCCAACACCAGGGAATAACATACCAACCATGTTTCCAATCATTGCACCTGATGCAGCTCCACCAAGAGCATTTTGCAACCGTGTGCTTTCAGCCATAGCCTTTTGATTACCAACGTTATTTGATTGCTGAGTTGCAAGCATTTGTGAGAAACCCATACCAGCCATCATCAATCCGCCAGTTAAAAGGTGTCCTGCCATTCCCGGTTGCATATTGGAAACAAAACCACTTAAACCTGCCCCCATTGCCGACATTCTTCCTTGAACCCCAGCACTAATTTTCTGCATTGGAGTAAGTACTGGTGGCGGAGGCGGTGGAGGTATTGGGATGTACCCACCCTTTGGCCCGATCATATGTGTTGCCGCATATGCTGGGTTTATCTGACCCATCATTTGCGCTTGGCTACTTAGGAACATCGGAATCGGAGGTGGTAATGCAGCCGCTCCAGTAAGGGCAGTCCTTGCTTGTGCTGTTTGTATGGTTGTAGTAAAGCCAGTCAAACTAGCAATAAAAGCATCAAGCCCACTCTTGGCTTGCATGAATGCATTTTTCAAATAACCAAATGTGCCCACCAGTAAAAGTAGACCAGGCACTCCCATAGTCGCACTATTGAGTTTGCCAATCACACCCATCATGTCAGCAAGCAGGTTCATCCCACCGAGCGCCATGTTCAAACCGCCACCACTTGTGCCCATCAACATGGTTTGTGCACTTTCGGATACTCGCTGAGTAACCGAAGGTAAGCTTGTACGACCTAGTGCTTCCGCAGAACCACCGGCAAAGCGATTAATACCAGCAAGTAATTCCTCAACACCCTTGGCACCACGACCACTAAGTCTTGACTGCAAGAACATTGTTGCTTCTTGTTCGTTTTCGAATCTGCGACCAGCCATAGACTCTGCTGTTTGTCGTAGTGGTGCTCCTGTGCGCACAAGACCAAGCAACGTATCGGAATCCATAGCCCTTGGATTCATGCGCAACTTAGCAATAAACTCAGACAACTCTGCAAGCTCAGATGCACCACCACCACTTGCTACTGTCGCATCTGCAAGAGTAGATATAGTAGACATCAAGTCCTTGCCAGGCGTACCCATAGCAAGCATCTTGCGTCCGATACCAGCAATATCTTCCGCTGCAAAAGGAGTCTTCATTGCAAACTCTTGCAACTCACCAGTGATAAGCGCTCCTTGTTTTGTGCTTCTCAAGGATGTACTGATTTGTGATTGGATCGTGCCGAGACTTGCTGCCATGTTGAAACCAGTAGCTGTTCCAACAAGTTGACCGATATCTTTGAGTCCATATATCGCGCTGTGAATAGCGCCGATAGCGTTGAGGATTGGACTTCTAAACCCTATAGCAAATGAGTTTCCTGCTGATTGCCCTAGTTGCGTCATGTTCCCAGTGCTACTAGAACCACCTACGCCAGCGGTAACAGTACGGAGATTCTGTCGCATCTGTGCCATCTGCTGGGCTTGCTGTTGGTTAGCCGCCGCGAACGCAGATGCAAATGCATTTCTTACACCCGAACCAATAGCACCGTATTGCTGTTGGAAGGCACTACTAAGTGCCGCGTTTACAGAGGACGCCATGCCCGCACCCATTCGATTGAACGAGCTTGTGGCACGAGACATAGCGTTGTTCAGTGAGGCTTCAAACCTAGTGACGTCTACATCAATAAGTATCTTAATGTCGCCGAGTTCTGTTGCCACTGAATTTCTCCTCGTTTTCCTTTTTCATCCGAGCGAACTCTTTTTGCTCCATCTGCTCTAATTCGATCAGATCAAGCAAAGCAAAGTACGGGAGGTCCACCTCTAAAGGGTGTCTTCTCCAGTGCTTGGAGCACACTCGGACGATGAGTTTTTTAGGTCGTTAGGCTTCGACCCACGTACCTGACTCAAACCTGCAAACGAATCATTGAATGTGCGGAAGAGATAGTCAAAGCAGTCCATATGGTTCTGTGCGATCCACGTATAGAACAATGCTGTAGGCCATTCTTCCGATGGTAGTGGTAATTCGTGTGCAGTTGCCATTGCGCAGATATCCATAGCCAATGGGAATGGAATATCAGGGTAACGCTTGATTAACTCCTGAGCGTCCATACTTGACTGATAAATCTGTGGAACACCTGGGCGACGCCATGTAAGGATAACCTTATCGTCGTCTGAACCAAGCCAATCCGTCACATCTACTTCAACAGCGGGACGCTCATATTTCGGAGCGTTTTGTACAATGTCGCCTAATTTCATATAGCCATATTACTATATTTACGGAGGTGTTATAGCACTGGACCAGCCAGTGGTATCTGCCATACCGTCAAGCTCAATGTCTTCAATCAGCGGATTACCTTGATCAGTACTCATTCGAAAACTTCGAATAACTCCTACAAAGTCTTGGTATGTAGCAAGGGCGCCGTTGTTTTTAATACGGACGTAGCCAACATAACCAACCGGTGAATAAACAGTAAGACCACGAATAGCCGACAGGTTTGATACGTTGTCCGCATTGTAGGTTGTTACCATGCGAAGACGAACCATCTGCTGCCTATTGAAATAGCGACGCTTGATACCCGCTGCACCACCAGCGTTAACGGAATCAAACTCGTCGCTATACTCAACAGATCGGCTTACACCGATAATCTGACTATTGGTTACAAACGTCGGCGCTGCCCCAGTAGGCGCGTATGGAAGTGCAGATACCCAAATCTGTACAGCCATATCCTCCATAATCAAAGCCATAGTTAAGCTCCTTGACTAACTGTGTAGGAACCCCAGTCAGCCATCAAGTCGATTTCCATCTCCTCGATTTGTGGGTTACCTTGGTCTGTAGACATTGCCATACGACGCATCACACCTTCAAAGGTTCGCGTTGGTGTTAGCGTACTGTTGTTCTTTACAGCTATCTTAATGTTGTAAAGACCAAGTGTATACGTGGCCAATGACTTCGCCTGTGGAAGGTTCAGAACGTTGAGTGCGTTGTAGGTAACAACACCACGAACGCGGATAGTCTGATTGCGGTTGAAGTAACGACGCTTGATACCTGTCGCGCCTCCAGCATTCACACTGTCAAACTCATCCGAAATCTCAATTGATCGCGCGACGCCCAAGTATGAATACGTTGCCGCACCTGTCCAGTTTGGTGCAGTACCGGGAGTGTATGCATCACCAATCGAAAAGGTGATTGACATATCCTCAAGAATTAGTGCCATATCTTACTCCTATAAGTTACTGACGAATATTCGCCAGGTTCGTCCAACAGTACGCCAATAGACTTGACCGTCACCAAGTTCAATCGTAGATGGAACAATGGCAGACGAGCGACATATCACGCGATACCCACCGTACGTCTCGTTCGCATTAATTAATGCAGTATCTATTACATCCATAGCATTGTACATATTGTCGTCATCGCGTCCGGCAAAACCCACGACCAGTACGTGAAATTCAATAAATGCACCCTGCCTGTGTCCAGCTTCAAGGTCGTAACCGCCAATCTCTTCAATGATTACATAAGGGCTAACAGCATCTTGGACGGCTAAGTCTTGGTAGACACCAGTGACAAAGTTTAGTACGTTGGTAGCAGTCAGCTTGCTGTTAATCCACTGCCTTGCTAACCTTGGTTCGTATATGCTCATGGCAGTACCTGTGCGATGTTGTCGCGGACAATGCGTTCCACGTTATCTTTCTGCTCTACCATTGCCTTGATAAGGAACGGGTTTCCACCGTAAGCAACGATAGGAGCACGGTGTCCCTGGTGAAGGAAGATAGCGTAGTGAACAGTCTTACCAACCCAGTTGACACCAACTGGATCTGCGATGACTTCAGCCTGAAACTTGCTAACCTTGCGACCACGGATGCTTTGCAGTAACTCGCCGGTGTCAGTGTTAGGTGTAGCAAAGCGCTTTGCAGATTGGGCTACACGCTGTGCGGCAGGACGCAAACCAGTAGCAACGCCACTCTTTATACTGAGTGCGACAGAGCGTACGTTGCTAGTGGCTGTGACGTATTTCATTTATCCGCTACTTAACTGCACAAGGAATGGGCCAAAGGTAGTTGTAACACCACTCATTGTACGCTCTACAACAATGCGGTATGTACCTGCCGTCGTAACTGTCAAAGCATTCCACGACAGGTTAGGAGACCATCTAATTACACCGCCATCAGCGTAAGCGACGGTAGGAGTTATGTTATTGACGACTGCTGTACCTGCTTGGTTTCGTACACGCATAACAAGCGTTGATCCAGCCACAGATACTGAGCCACCACTACTGTCAATCAACACCATCTCGATGTTAGGCACTGTTGAAAGGAATTGGTTTACTTCCGTGATGACACTGTCAATAGCATTCTGCTTAATGAGGAACGGACCTTGACGAAGCTGAATACGCGCTGTGTCAGCACCAGTAGAAACCTTGGTGTCAAGATAATCACCAAACGTGTTAGGTATTGTGTGGTTAGCCTTTAGCTCATCCCAGACGTTTGATGGAATATCTTGAACCGTTGATTCAATGCCGTTGACAACGCCATTTGTTTCCATTATGACACCACCAAAGTTTGTAGCCGTGTTGTAACCAACAGTCGCTGCATCCCAGACAGCCGAGGCAGTCTGTGCAGATGTCAAGCCACCACTGCTAAGTTTCACCGTCATTACCGCCCCGTTTGTACCAGATGCACCACGCACCACGATAGTCACGTCATCAGCACCAGCAGCCAAGGCAGCATCGGGAATGTCGAGTCTGTAGACGCCCGGCATATTGGTAGCGTCTACCTCGGCAAAGCCGCCTGCTGTCCACGCCTGCGCGATTGTACGGGCTACCAGCGGGATAGATACGCTGGCTGTGCGTGTCCGGTTGTAGCGAGCTGAGAGACCAGAGGTGGAGGCTGTTAGACCTGTGGCACCTAGGTAGAGTTCTATGCTTTGGGATGTGCTGCCGGGAGCGATTGTTATGGTAGACGCGTTTCTATCTGTTGGAATATAAACACTAACCGCGTTAAAGGATTTGAATTCGGATGCTCCTACCGAAGGTGGATTAGCCCAGGCATTACCATAAAAATCCGTACCAAATGAATATGCCGGTAGCCCTGCGCCTATTAGGACATCACCATTTAGTGGCGTGTAAGGCATTAATTCAGCGTCAATAGGATTAATGTAAACAGGCGTTCCAACAAATGCACGATGGTATAGCTGTTTCGAATTTGCCCCAGCAGCTACTCCGCCCCCCCTGGTTAAGTAGCCGACATTTGCATCCTCTACAATACAGTTCGTGTTTCCGCATCCAAACGTAGGAGATGCATAATCAGGGACGATAAGACAGTTGTATACAAATAGAGTATTTGCAGGAGGAGAATAACCTCTAAATATCTGCTGAGATGCTGCACCAAAGACAGTTAAGTTAGACATCGTTATTCTTGGACTACCAGAATTTAGACACTCGATGCCACCACTAGATACATTTGCTGACTGCCAGAAACAAGCATTGAACCTTGTGTTAGTGGTGTTTCCTGAGCCAACAACATATATCCCGCCCTGTATGAAGCACTTATCTATTAATATGTTTAACTGACCTGTTGTATCTATTTGAATAGACGTGCCACCGTTAGGAGCATTTGTTGCCATTGTGATTTGGCATCTTATGAAGTTTACATTTGTCGTATTTGCTGAAAATGTGACTATACCTTCAAACCATATCGAATCAAACGTCAAGTATGATTTACCGTTAAGGACAAAGTTACCTAGGTATGTCGATATGTTTAGCGCATCGCTAACCAGTCCTGTTATGCGTACATAACCTGAGTTGATTCCTGAAAATTGCGATGCTTTTCTATCACCGATTATATTGACATTACTTGCATATGTTCCGTTAACCGTAACCGATTCGCGGTACGTACCCGGTGCAATATAGATCGTATCTCCAGAAGTTACACCAGTAGCTCCTAATGCTTTTTGAACGGTTCGCCACGCTGTACCAGAAGCTGGTCCGAGACCAGTATTAGAATCCGCTCCGTTAGGCTGAACGTAGTATGTAGCCATTATTCTGATGTCCCTGACATAATTTCTTTAGCCATTACCCACATAAACTGCATAACTACATTCTGTTGAAACTCTACATCCTGTGCAACCCACCACGTAAATACGTCAATACCATCCGGGCCAAATGTACCGATGACTTCGTTTTGGTCGTTGGTGATATCAGCCTTGACGTTATAGTCGGCAGGGTTCTGCGGGTTAGGCGTGAGTACAATATTTGCTAGGTTCATTTACCCACCTTCAGCGCGTTAGGCGCAACACCCTTGAACGGCATCGTCAAGAAGCCCAGCGCGGCACTCATCGCAGCAGTGACACCAGCCGCTACAGCCTTGCTTCCATAGAGTGCCATCACTTCTTCACCTTCCTTGCATCAATAGCAAGCATGACCACATCACGTACCTTTTCAAGGTCGGATGTACTCAGGAAGTCAATGTTCTCTACAATCTGGTTCACTACAAACATCTCACCGAAAGGTATCTTTACCTCTGGTAAACCAGTCTTCTTCTTCAGTAGTTTACTTAGCCAGCTCATTGCACTTGTACCTTTATCTGCAACGGACCAAACGTTGTCGTCGTACCACTCACTGTGCGATCAACGAACAACCGATACATGCCAGCAGGACAACCAATACTTAGATACGTCCCTGGTGCTGTCCATCTGACGATTCCACCTGTTCCGTATTCTATTGTAGGTGTACCTGTCTCTACCACCGTGCTCGTCACATCTAGGATACGCAAGCCAAGTGTTGCCCCTGTGACAGGGACAAGGTTGTTGTCTCCATCAAACAACTGCAACTCAAACGCAGGAGTGTCTGTTGTAAACGCTTCAATGATGTCGCCTTGGGTTGTGCCTGTCTGCGTCATCTGGAATCGACCAACGAACACTCGAGTAGAGTTACCAGACAACAAGTTAGCGTCAATGTAATCTGTGCCGTTGTGTAGCAGTGCGCCCTCTAACTCATTAGCCGCAGCAGTGCTTGTTGATACGCGGACAACATCAGAATCAACGTAACCTGTTCCATCGTGGAGCAATGCGCCCTTGAATGCAGTAGCGGCAGCAGTGTCATTGACAACAGCGTGTATGTCAGCATCTACACGTGAGACACCACCAGACTGATGAAGAGTAACCAAGCCTTCCTTGGAGTCTTGATCCGCACGTAGAACATTCCAACCAAACGTGCCGTGCGTTGTATGGTCGTTGGTCAATGCGTTCCATACGGCACTAGCAGTCTGTGCTGTTGTAAGACCACCGGAGCTAAGTTTGATGCTCATCACTGCACCGTTGGTACCTGATGCTCCTCTGACAACAACTGTGACGTCGTCTGCACCTGCGACTAAAGCCTCGTTTGGAATATCCAAACGATATACGCCAGGCATTGTGTTAGGGTTTACTTCAGCGAACCCACCACTAGTCCAGTTCTGTGTGATGTTACGTGCTTGCAGGTTTATCTGTACGTCTGCACTACGTGTACGGTTGTAATACGCTGAGAGACCAAAAGTGGAGGCTGTTAGACCTGTAGCACCAAGATAGAGTTCGATAGATTGTGAGGTGGAACCGGGTGCGATTGTGATGGTAGATGCGTTGCGCTCGGTTGGGATGTATTGACCAACACCTGATGGATTACGGTATGTAATTGCTCCAGCGTCAGGAGAAGAACCTGTCCACGCTACACCAAATAGGTCTGTTGTAGGTGCGCCTGTCGCAGTGCCAAACGATGCATTCTGACTACCATTGACGCTACCAAATACGACTGCATTATTCAGCGAATGAAGTAAGCTATACGCTGACTCAATACCTGTGATTCCAGTTGATGAACTATTGCCACCGGGAGTATATGTCCCTGATACGTTTGTGCTGTTACCGATGTATCGGTTGTAGTTTTCGTTATATGTCCCGGCTGAAATCAATACGCCTTGATTACACGCAGTGAATAAACAGTTATTTGCAGTCACAACAGAACTACCCGTTATACGCATACCGACAGATGCAATAGCAAATGTGCAGTTATAAACGGTCGCTGTACATTGAAACAACTGAATGCCCTCGTTATATCCATTTACAAAAAGATTGTTTTTCAGGACTGTTGCATCACCTGACACAACACTTTGTAGAATCACATATGGATTGTTATAGAAGACACAATTTTGTATTGTCGTGTTTGATGTTTGTCCTGATGGGTTTGTGATCGATAGCGTGTAGTTACCAACAGCTGGGCGTAGGTTATGGTAGAACACGCACCCAGTGAAACTGATAAACCTTGCGTTTGTAAAGTTCATCAATATTTCACTAACCTGCGCCAACTCAAAGTATAGGTTTTTGAAGTGTAGGTAAGACTTGCTGGCAGAAATCAATAATTGCGTAAGGTTACGTGCTGATGTTCCAGCTGACGCAAATTGACTAAGTTTGACATAACCGGGATTCACACCAGTAAACTGTGAAGCAGACGGGTCACCAATGATTTGTGTTTCTGCCGAGTATGTACCGCCAACTGTAACCGTTTCATTGTAATGACCGGGAGCGATGTAGACGATATCACCAGAGCCTATGCCGGTTGCACCTAATGCTTTTTGTACGGTACGCCACGCAAGAGCAGTGGTTGCGCCTAGTCCAGTGTTTGAGTCACTGCCGTCAGGACGAACATAATAAGTTGCCATTACTCAGCCGTTCCTGTGTAGATTTCTTGAGCCATAATCACGATGAACTGATTCACGATGTTTTGACGGAATGCTTCATCCTGTTGAACCCACCACGTAAACATATCAATGCCATCAACACCAAAGTCTGCAACCTTGACATTCTCGTCGTTCATGATGTCGGCTTTGATGTTGTAGTCGGCAGGGTTCGTCACAAGTGGTGTGACAACAACATTACTTAGGTTCATTTGCCCACCTCCATTGCCTCTAAAATTGTGTCAATCGCTTTTTTCACCTTATCAAAAAAGTAACGGTGATAACGGTTAACATAATTTTCCCCATCAACTGCCAGATGTGATGGACAGAGGTAGGCTGCATCAGTGCAGCTGTTAATATACTCAATTGGTGCTTCATACCACCACCAATTGTCGTATACATATTGCACTAAGTCTATGTCAGGCAATGCCCTAAGCCTAACTAATTCGTTTGCCAATTCTCTGACATCTGCCCGCTCAAAATTGATATGTTCCATCCGATACCTCCACTTTGCTGATGTCCGATTGTAGGCCTATAGGCGCGATTATGTCAAGCCGGTAGTTTTGGAAGTTCATTTGCCCACCTTCAGGCTGTTCGCATTCGTACCCTTGAACGGCATCGTGAGGAACGCCCAGCGTAGCAGACATCGCAGATTTATTCATCTTACTTGTCCCATTCGACCTTCGATGTTCGACACACGGCTTTCAATCTTTCCTAAGCGTGTCTCAATGTGATTACCACGTGTCTTGACTTCTTGTATCTCATCCCGCATTCCGCGGAGTTGCTCATCCATACGAGCAAAGCCCATCGCTGTTTGTATTGCAGTCATCATAATAGGAAGTAACAAAGTAGCCACCGCCACAACCAAGTGCCAAACTTCTAAGCTCATCTGACTTCCTTTCCTGCTTCCGTGTAGCGGGAGAGTATCTGGGTTTCAATGTCTTTGCGTACATCTGTTTCGATCTGCGACTTAATGTTAGTCTTGAATGCTGGCATATCCGCATCCTGTCGCATGAAGAACGCAATCAAAGCAGTAATCACAGCAGGTACGCCAGCTCGCAATGCTTCGATGCTTGCAATACTAGCCACCTTCATTACATGACCAAACGTAGAGTCATCCCTTAGTGGCATGCCATCCCAAGCCGCATTGAACGCTGGTAATGCACTAGCAAAGAAAGCACCAACAATAACCCACCACAAGCGACCATATGCAATGTTCACGGTTTACGTCTCTCGGCTTTCACAGTGATAAAAACTGCATCTGTTCTACCGGGGTCACTACCCGTAATCATGTAGTCAATGTTATTCACCCTCAATCGCTCATACTGTGTTACTTCAGTATCAGCAGGAAGGATAATCTCAGCATCGTACAAAGGTTGCGTCTTCTTTCCAGCAAACTCTTCGTTACGTGCCTGTCGTGGTAATCGCACACGACAAGGAAAAGTCTTGTAACCACCAGGCGCCGGTACAAGTGTGTACTGTACGTTGGCAGACCCAATACTTGTAGTAGGTCCAGTGTTGATCGGCCTTAGCGCAAACGCCGTGTCAGTAAGCAAACGCGCTTGCATCTGCGTAGACAAGTAGCCCATCATCCCTTTACCTGGTGTTGCAGGTATCACGGAACCCACATGTCCATAAAGGTGTTAGCCATGCGTACACAGTGTGAGTGTCGCTGTTGCAATTCAAGTTGGAGCCACTCGTCACTAGTGTTGATATCGTTCACACACTTAGCTGCTTTGAGTGTCCATGCCGCCTTAGCAAGACCAGACAAGTCGTAGTTATCTGTCGGCGCATCACCTTCATCTTGCCAGTAGCACGTATTATCTGTGACGACATAGCCTACCCTGCTTGCGCGTAAGGTAGGCCATGAAGGTTGAGTTGCACCGGTAGTACCAGTCTCTATACAACGGTATAGCCTGTTGCTGGTAGTTACACGGATGCGGTAGTTGCCGTTAAAGGTAGTAGACGCAACCCAGTCGTTACCAATCTTGTACCGATTGACTAGCTGTACCAATTCATCCGGTGATAAGACCGGATCTATATTGGCATCAGCGTAAGTCGTCAGCCAGTTGATTGCTTCTATCTGTGTCACGTCTACCGCCTATAACTACGATCCGCCGTTGAGGAAGATGCCGCCTTCGACAGTGGTCGTATCCTGCGTCACAGGTACCTGTGTTGCATTCCACAACTTAGCGTCAAGGTAATCAACCGTTGCGTTTGCTGTTGCACGGCTAGTAACGACACGGAAGTAGCGTTTCTTTGGCTTGTGCACTTCGAAAAAGACAATCTTGTTGTCATCAGTATCAGCGATTGTAACACTTCCACCTGTTACATCAGTAAAGGTGGAGTTGTCATCAGACCACTGAATCTTTGCGCTAGTAACTGCGGTAGAGACAATAGCACCCATTACCAACTGGAAGCAGATGTTGTTGAATCCAACAACGTCAATGCTGTCACTCGTGATAGCGGTCGAACCAGCAGCGCCAACAAAGTTGGTACCATCTGGCTTCATACGCTTGTGGTAAATCTCTTTTTGGATTTGTCTAAGAACCATAATAGTTTCCTTTCAAAAGGGGAGGTGTTACCCTCCCCTACATCACTAAGCGGATACCTTATGGGCAATCAGCTTCCAGTTCTCTACTGGGCGTCCACCATGGCGGAAGCGTCCAACAAGTCCAACCTTGTTGTTCTCAGCGTAGCGCTCAAGAAGAACCTGGATGGAGAGTCCAAGGCGATTGACCAAGTAGTAACCAGACCAGTCACCAGAGATGACAGGGTATGCGTTAGCCGCAACGTTAGGCATGAAACCACTGTAGATAACAGGGTAGCCAAGCAACGTATCCACTCGGCTTCCAGCAAGACCAGAATCCTGATAACCATAAGCAAACAGGTAGCGGTTCTGAAGGTCCTTGAGTTTGTCAACAGAACGCTTCGTGCTTACACGGTTCATGACAACACGGATGTTCTCGTTGTACTGTTCTGGGAGCGTATCGATAAGATCAATAAGTCCGTCAGCAGTAAGAGCAGAAGCAGAGCCAGAGTTGACAATACGTGGCGCATCAGCTGTGCCGATTGCGGACAGGATACCAAGTGGCTGGTTGACACCGGAACCACTAAGAATCATGCGGTCGCGCTCAAGTGCGATGGTCTCATCAAACTTGTCAGCAATCCATCCCTGAATGTCGATGGCAGCATCTTCCAGCATGTTGCGGGTGATACGGCTTTTCATCATTCCAGTGTAGACATCGATACGAGTCTGGCCAAAGAGGTCAGCGTCGTCTACGAGTCCTTCATCTGTTCCCGCTTGCTCACCGGTGTAAGTAACGCGGAATCCAGTGCTGTAGATGTCGTTGCTGTCAACATAGTTGACCTTTGGCATTTCGACAGCATCACGGCTTGTGGAAAGCTGAGTAACAAGACCAGCAACACGGGTAGGAGTAGCCAAGCGGCTAACAACACGGTTGATGATTTCAGGTGTTACAAAGTAACCACCCTGTGGGTCAAGTCCAACTTCGAGGTCTTTACGAGCAGTTGCACCCATGCCGGTAATACCCTTACGAAGGTATTCATGGAAAGCTTGCTTGTAACCATCGGTGTTCATGTGTGTCCAAACACTCTTGGTAAATGTACCTTCACCAATTTGGTTGACTTCCATGGACTGACGGCTACGCTCGATGTCTGCGTGACCAGCCTTAGCGTAATGAACATTGCCAGGAAGCTCGTTCACTGGTTCGGACAACCACGCCTTCTCATCCTGTGCTGTCTTGATTGCTTCATACTGTGACTTAGCAACAATGATTGCATCGTTGATCGACTTTACCTTTGCCAGGTCGTCGCCACAGAAATCAGCCTTACCAAGAATCTGATCGCGTTCTGCCGACTTGGCTTTGATACCATCGACAATCTTGTTAAGATCCATTTGATCTCTCCTTACTTGATTGATAGCTCAAAGATTGTGTTATCTATTTCAGCACTAGCCTTCAGAGCTTCCACCAATGCTGACTGTGATTCGGCTTTCGCGACATCCCGCTGCTTCCAGCCTTGCGATGCAATTATCTTCGCATCACTCTTAGAAAAGCGTCCACTTGTATGTAACCACTTTTCAAAGTCTCTTACCGTTGTCAATTGTACAGACTTGACTTGATTCATAAAGTCATCGCCAATCGCATCAATATGCGAGACGACAATCTTAGCCTTATCTGCAAATTCATCCAACGCTTCACCAACCATTTCCGGTTCATCCGGGTTGTTAGCAATATACGTCATCAAACGACCAAACAACATCTGTAAACCATACAAAGATAATTCGTCGTTGATACTACCAAGCATCCCGGTGTCTTCAGCTTCTTCTCCAGCCTCGTCTTCAGGAATACCTTCGTCTTCTTCTTCGTCTTCCATTTCGACTTTGTGAGACATCTTCTCTTCTTCGTCGTCGTCTTCCATGTCGTCTGCATCGTAGGGGCCAAACATAGACTTGTTATTCATAATGGTATTACGACATCTCTTAGCAAAGGAGAATCCAGCGTCTCCACCCCATGCGTCCCATGCAACGCGACCAGGGGATGGGAAACCTTCTTCTCCCGTGCTAAACCCTTTAGCCTTTTTGTCCACTTCGTGGCGGCTGAAGAACGAATACATCCTAAGCACTGTCTTTGCAGACAACGCTTCGCCCTTGACAATCTGATTGGCTCTTGCCCATCCAACTGCGGTAGCACCGTCGTGTCCATCTTCGCGCCATGCGATAGCTCTCTTCGCAGCAGACTTCATACCGGAGGTAGGTTTGAATGTCTTTTCTTCCTTGACTGTATTCATCATCAAAGACTTTACAGGCATTACAGAGTTGCGTGGTTCAGCTGGACAAGGAGTCAATGACGCTTCAGCGATAGGCCAAGAAAGAATCTCTTTACGTTCAGCGCTCTTGCGATTGTACGAAACGAGATGAGGAGCAGCACCACTAGAAAGTCCAAGGCGTCCCTCTTTCAATAGTTGAGCAACCTTAGCCATGTACTTGTTGTTGATTTCGATCTGACCTTCATACCAAAGGCCAGCTTCATCCATCTTTACTTTACCGTGACCAATAACCTGATTACCAAAGACATCGGTAAACCCGTGTCCATAGTAAAGGTTCAAGTCAAACACATCACCGGATTTCAAAGGACGTCCAAAATCGGTGTTGCGTGTAAAGTATTCGCCAGTGGTATCGTTAGCTCCGCCTTGATTATCAAAGCGTACTAAGTAACCTGAAAAGCGTCCATCGGATGATGCCTTTACTGCATCTCCAATCCAGCACAAGACTTCGTTATTCATCTGCTTGACCCACCAACCTTTTCCAAATCCGATGGTGACGGAATATGCATCTCTTCACTTGCTTGTTCCCTGCGTGAAATGTCTTCACCACGGGGTTTTGTTGATGCCAATGAAGGAGTAATAACTGGCGCTTCAGTCTGCGATAGATACTCGTTACGTGCTTCCACGCTTTCCAAGTCAGCTTCCATTGCTTCGTGGAACGACAACTCTCTACCAACTTCTTCACGCGCTTCGTCAACAGTAATAATTCCAGCAAGAACGTCTGCACGTGCTTCACGACGGGAATCAAGTACATCAGACTTCAGCTCAAGGATGCCTGACGTATCGTAAAACACCCAAAGGTCTTCACTGTCAGGATATGTTCGTAGGACCTTACGAGTTAACTCATAAGCAAACATCTTCATGAATGGCAAGATGCCACTACGCCATGACTGCTTGATTGACTCTTGCTTGTTGTTGAACGTTGCGCGTTGCACACCAGTCCAAAGACCAAGTGCCAGCGGATCAAGACCAAGCGATGCAGGAATACGTGTCTCAGGCATTGAACGTACATCATTCAACGCCATCTCATCTGGCTTGAATCCAAGCTGATGCATGTCCAAGGCGCCAGGGATAAACCTAGGCTTGCCTGGTTCACGAGACATCTTCTCTTGCAAGCGACGTGTCATGTTGTCTGCTTGCTCTGGTGTCATCGGCGCCGCTTGTTCACCACCCTCAAGCTTTAGGACTTTGGGGGTAAATACGACCGGAGGTACGCCACCGGAGGAAGCAAGTCCAGCACTGAAATCACTGTACGAGTTGTCGGTAATGATTTCACGATACAAAGCCGCAAGCGGCGAAACACCTTGTAGAGGTAAACGCTCATCGATTCCATACTTGACATGGACTACGTCTTCCTTCTTCAACTTCATCATGTCGCCGAACGGGCTATATTCGTAATAGTCCAGATAGCCAGCGTCGTTCGGGATAGGACGTATCCAACGTGCAGGAATCCACAGAAGGCGGATAGGAGTGTTTTCCCTGTCGCGAGTGACGTAGATGTATCCGTTACCTTTACGGATGACATCGGTCATCACTGCCCACACAAGTTGTGTTCCACCGTAATGGTCGTTAGGAAACTCGATCAGGTTCTCAAGGGGATGCTGTTTTTCAAGTCCCTTGTAGTTGACTCCGTCGCGAGTACCTACAGATACAGGTGCTTGTTGCCATGACGTAGCTATGAAGTTAATGCAGATGCTAACGATAGCATTGTCTCTACCTTCATTGGCTTGCGCTGGGTCAAGGGTACGGTAAGGACTAAGAAGGTCGGAGAATGACTGGAACCCAGTAATGAACTGGCCATAGGCGTAACGAGGTAATGGAGTGTCGTCACCGATAGACAACTCGTTTGCTCTTTTCAAACCAAGCTTATGTAAAGCTTTATCCCAGAATGCCATGTAGCCTCGCTAAAAAGTATACAGACCGATACAAAAGCCAATACGCAATCAGATAATCAACTTCAAGTCTATACACTTGCTTAAAACACATCCCAATTAACGCTGACTTGGCGACGCGCTGTTTCCTCAGCAAGAGTCGTGAATGCGTCAGCCAAAGCGTCAACGATGTCGTCGTGCTTCCCATTAGGAAACATCTTCAATTCATCCACTACTATACTATTCCATTCGGCCTTTACCATGCGGAAATGCCCTTGGTTTACTTGACTTGACATCGGATCAGCACGAATAGTCTTGTCACCAGATATCGCTTTGAACCTTAGTCTATGTCCAGACAACATCCTAGTTATACTCGCAACTAACGATTTACCTGCTGCACCAGGGTCTTGTGGAAACCGCTGAATGGTTTCTTCCATGCCGTCAACCATACACGTAACACGAATCATTTCATCGCGTTCGTTTGTTGCTAACTGCTTACGGACAACATCGAGAATCCAGTAGTTACCATCCTCACCAAGACCAACTAAGACACCAACTGTAAAGTCACCCTTACCCTTGGTCGATGCTAAGTCCCATCCTCTTACTTGCGCTTTCATCTCTGGAGGATTACCTTCAAGGATGTTGTCAGCAAGAATCATGTTTCCTTGTTGTGTGCTTGGTCTCTGTTGGTATTGACTATTCCATACACGCTCACTAACAGCAGCACGTAACCCGGCTAACTCTTTAGTGTCGTATCGCTCTGGCCATAATGCCTGACCATATGTTCTACCAAGGACATCTGTGTCATCCGCTGAATCAGGTTCAGCGATAGCGGGGAAGCTTACAATCTTCCACTTTTCACCAGCATGCTTCATCTCTTCAATCAAACGACCGGCCAAGTCATCCTCATGCCAGCGGGTCATAATCAGGATAATGCGACCACCAGGCTCAAGACGTGTACGAAGCTTAGACTGATACCACCGCCATAGACTCTCGCGTCTATCTTCAGTCCACACTGCTTCTTCATCTGCTACAGGGTCGTCAATAAGGATAAGGTCAGCACCACGTCCTGTGATACCACCACCAACACCAGCTGCTCTGTATGTGGCTCTGTGCGCCCACAGGAGCGCCCATGTCTGTGCATTACGCTGGTCGGTGGCTAACTGGCAATCAGGAAACACAGCGGCAAAGTCGCGGTTGCTTTGTATGGTGTCACGGACAGAACGGCTAAACTGTTCAGCCAAGTCGTTAGAGTATGAACAATGGATGATTGTTCGCCGTGGGTCTCTACCAAGAAACCATGCAGGAAACTTCTCAGAGACTGTAGAAGACTTCCAGTGTCTCGGTGGCATGAATACCATCAAGCGATCAACGTGACCGCTTTCGACTAACTCAAGCTCCTTGGCTAGTACCTTTAGGTGTCTTGCTTTGTATTGTTCCGCAGCCTTGCGATCAACGAAACCAGCAAATTCAGTAAGACTAATTCGTGCTGCACTTATTCTCTTTTCGTATGCTCTCTTTGCGGCTTCTGCCATCAGAGCGGATGTAGCGGCAGACTCTTGAATCTTACTCAATGACTTGTGCTTCCTCTATCTCTTCAGGTTCTGGTTTAGCGGCTATCAGTTGCGCTTCAGCAAGAATCTCTTCATGCGATAAGCCATACTGCTCTGCTAAAACCATCCACGATCCAGATGGTCCGATGCCAACATTCTCAGTGTTCTCACCGGCCAGGAGTAGCCTAAGTTTGACCATTTTCTGTAAGTCATCTACTGTGTCAAGACGTATCTCACCGCGCTGGAGGTTTTGCTTCCACTGCTCGATAGTCTCATCAATGATGTCGATGTATGCAGCCTTAGCAACTGCAACAGAGGTCACGGAAGACTTTGTTAATTGGGCAGACACCTCGGCATCACGCTGAAGTGTCCTTGTTTCCCAACTAAAGTTACGTCGCCAACTTCGTACCGTCTGTATTGATACGTGGTGTTTATCAGCTACCTTTTGTAGATTCCTGTCCCTTGTGTCACCAAGGCTAAAGTAAGTCTCAAAAGCTTCACGCTGTAAAAGGTTTTCGTTGGCTATGTGCTTAGACATTAAGCGAACGGGTCCTCAATGTCAGAGACGTTTACCGGGCTTACTCCACCTGTCGGTGCGCCTTCGTCTTTACTACCCTTTGTGAGAGGAGAGACGTTAGCAACAACGATGTTCGTAAACCGCTTCTGTGAACCATCCATGGATTGCACAACATTGATTTCAATGCGTCCCGTGATGGCAACAAGGCGCCCTTTTTCAATATACTTGCCGACAAACTCAGCAGTCTTACCCCATGTTACACAGTCGAAGAAGTCAGTCTGCTTCTCCTTGTCCTTCATGTAAGGTCGGTCTACAGCAACAGAGAAGTTACATCGAGGTGATGCGCCTGTCCCAACGAAAGATGGATCTTTAGTTATCCTGCCCACTAGTGCTACTTGATTCATCATCTAAGTCTACTAACTCCTTTAGACGCCAGACTGCTTTTTTGATTTCTTCAGCTGCGTCATCGCTTCCCGTAAATTCCTTGGCTAAGTACCAAATAGCTTTAGCCAAGTCCCCATGATAAGTACATCCTTCTTTATTCCCACGACGTTGGATGTATTTGATCGCCGTGAAAAGATACCTACTCAGTTGCCAAGAATCCGCTACGTCGGTTGGACGTAGCAGATATCTATCGTAGTGACTGTTATCCTTCACTCGGAACAGACACCTTGGGCTTACGAGGCTTTGGAACCTGGGCGATATTCTCGTCTACTGCTTGAACAGCATCGACATCAAACTCATGCTTGGTGTCATGTGTGCCGCTGAAATTCAGCTTAGAGAAAACCCAATCCTGCGCTTCGCAAACCTTTTGAAAGACTTCTTGTCCTGCATTGGTTTCATCGTAAACGTTTGCAACAAACGAGGATGGAGAAAGGTGAATAATCGCCTTTACTTCCGATCCAACTTGAAGGCGAACAATGCGCTCTGCACCGTTAACCGTATCGAACTGCCACACTGGTTCCATGCGTACTCTCCTAGTAAGTGAGGTTTTTTTACTATACACTTTACCTATGCGTGACGCAAAAATCAGCAAGCAGCCGAGTATTCACGGGTACACCGCGACTCAGCCTATATGCATGACCAAAGAGATGACTGGAGCAGAAGACGACTTTGGTAAGTGGCCTGTTGATTACCAGTCCGACCCACAGACGAAAACGTGTATACGATTACCTGAACACTTGTTCACCATTATAAAAGAACAAGGGCTACATAAGACGATACGCAGATTAATACTTATAAGTAATCCTCTGTACGCACACCATCTTATTACACTCAAGCCACTGAGCACCTTGAACAAAGCGCAACTCAGGCAACTCAGGGATGAAGCAATCTCTATCCAATGTATGTCTCTTATGATTGAGGCAAACATGCCAGCCATGCGCGAGAATCTGTCAAAGCTTATTGCGATGTCCGATCACATTGCGGACCAAAGAGACAATGAGCAAAAGCGCATCTTGAGAGAAGGTCGTAGGCAACGCTTGCTGGACCTGCGAGCAAAAGGAAAACTGAATGTACGAGTACGCAATAAGACTAAAGAGAATAATTGATGGAGACACACTAGTTGTTGATATCGATTTAGGCTTTGGTGTTTGGTTGCAGGATAAGCATGTCCGTGTTTCAGGAGTAGACACACCTGAGATTGCTACACTTGAAGGAAAGCTTGCCAGAGAGTTTACTTCCCTGTGGATGATAAACGAGCCACCTGATAAATACCTAGTACGTGTGGAGAATCATAAGTCAGATAAATATGGACGCATCCTTGGATCCGTGGGACGAATCACGGCTAAGAAAGAATGTACATATCTCAGGGATGCACTTATCCTTAGTAATCATGGAACCAAATACGATGGAGGAAAGAAACATGTCTGATAGGCCTATTGCACTCAAATCTATTGAGTTTGCTAGACTCAACCTAGGTGTACAAGAAGAAGGCAACAACCGTGGTAAAGCGGTCGAAGCTTACTTGGCATCCTGTATTCCATCGTTACCACCAGGAAACCCTTGGTGTGTAGCAGTTGTACGCTTCCGCCTGAAGCAAGCGGCCACATCTTTTGGCGTGAAGTACGACGAGACAATGCCACGCACTGGTTACACTCCTGACTACGTTCGATGGGCAAAGAAATACGGTTACTGGATACCGGTGTCTGCAGCTCGCACACAACCACATCTACTCGATGAAGGTGACATCGCTTGCTTCTGGTTCAAGGCACTAAACCGACACGCACATATGGGACAAATCGACAAGATACGATCTGATGGAACCGGGGTGCTAACAATCGAAGGTAACACATGCCCTGAAAACCATAACGGCGATGAACGTGATGGGGACGGATATTACCCAAAGGTCCGTGACTGGGATGAGTTTGGGTTGCATGGTGGATTCATCAAGCTGAATTTCTAACTGACAAGGTTTACTTGTGAGTTACATCACACCGTGTTGCGGTAAATGTTGACGCCAGTGTATGATTCCCTGACTGTGTAAACAGGAGGGGAATATGAGAAACCGTAACCAGAGAGTCCGTGAGTTAATGGAAGTCATCATTGCCGCGTCGTGCGAAGCTAAGTGCTTGGCTATCGAAGGCGCCATTCGACCAGAGATTGAAAGAACGCTTGACCTAGCAGCCAAAGACCTTAAGACACACGTTGCTGTGACTAAGGAAACACAAACACCTTTATGGTTGAAAGCACTTGGCGTCAGATAATGCGTTACTTGTCTGTGTGCAGTGGCATTGAAGCCGCATCGGTAGCCTGGGAGTCCTTGGGGTGGACTCCTGTTGCTTTTGCTGAGATTGAAAAGTTTCCATCGCAGGTATTAGCACATCACTATCCACATGTCCCTAACCTGGGCGACATGACCAAGTATAAGGAATGGAATCTTGACAGAAAAACAGTTGACCTTATCGTTGGAGGCACCCCGTGCCAAGCATTCTCTATTGCTGGCCGACGAAAAGGACTTGACGATCCAAGAGGAAACCTTGCGCTCACCTTCATTGACATGGTTGAGCACTACAGGCCGGAATATGTTGTCTGGGAAAACGTCCCCGGTGTTTTGTCAAGCTCAGGAGGACGGGATTTTGGTTCCTTCGTCGGGGCGTTGGGCGACATCGGGTATGGGTGGGCCTACCGAGTGCTTGATGCTCAATACTTTGGAGTACCCCAGCGCCGTAGAAGAGTCTTTGTTGTCGCACATTCTTCAGGGGACAGCAGACGTGCCGCAGAAGTACTACTTGAGCCAGAAAGCCTGCGAGGGATACCTGCGGAGGCAAGCAACAAAGGGAAAACTTCCGATGGCTTTACAAGAAGCGATGAAACAGAAAGTGGAGTCTGGTGCGTAGAACATAGCTGCGATTGGGATGAATGCGGATGCTGGTGCATTGAAGATGCGTACTGCCCTTGGTGTGAAGAATGGACTAGTGGCCTACATCACACGCCATATGATGAAGGATTGAATTGTTGTGGCGCGTGGGTTAAGCGAATCTGTGGCACGTTGTCAGATGGAGCGCATATGGGTGGTGGGTTGAACGGGCAGGATGGCAACTCCGGACGCATTCTTGTTGATTGCAACCAACAAGTACGAAGGCTCACACCGACCGAGTGTGAACGCTTGCAGGGATTCCCTGATGGATACACTAACATCATGCCAGAGACTCCAGACGGGCCAAGATACAAGGCACTTGGCAACTCAATGGCTGTACCTGTCATGCGCTGGATTGGGGAGAGAATAAATGAACATCGCTAAACTTGTAACGATTACACCGGACGCAGAGCAACACATTGCTTACTGCGCTCGCGTGTCATCACCAAACCAAGAGAACCCAGAGATAACACGTCTTCTCAAGTACTGCATCAGCCACAAACACTGGAGCATCTTTGAGATGGCGCACATGGTTATTGAAATCAAAACATCACGGGCTATAGCTGCACAGATTCTTAGACATAGATCCTTTTCATTCCAAGAATTTTCACAAAGATATGCACCTGTACCATCAGAGCCACCAAAGGTAATCAGTATGCAACGCCTCTCTGGCTCACACAACCGCCAATCAAGCTTGCCATTACCAGAGTGGGAAGAACTAACTGATCATCAACAACTAGTGCTCATACGGGCAGATGAAGTAGTCCAAAGCGCATTCACTGTTTACAACGACTTGTTGCAGTCAGGGTTTGCAACAGAGACAGCGCGAATGATATTGCCACTTGCAACACCGACACGCATGTACATGGCTGGCAACATCCGTGACTGGCTGCACTACGTTGACCTACGAACGCAGGACGACACACAGTATGAGCACCGTCAAATAGCCAACGACATTAAACTCATCATCGAAGAGCAGTTGCCAACAATCTACGCAGCTATGTGGAATACAAATAAGCCAACTTACGACATCGTCAAAGACATTGACGGCGACGATCAAACGGATATATCAAAATAATGAACATCTTTGCATTGATGAACACAGACGAGGAAGTATTCCTTCCTGCGCAACAGACGACGCGGTCCGCTGGTTACGACCTAAGAGCACGTATTGATAGCCAACTGACCATACATCCTGGTGAGCGTGTATTGGTACCTACTGGCGTCTGCCTTACCAACGACATGCCTGATAACTACCTTCTTGCAGTCTGTAGCAGATCTGGACTAGCAATCGACCATGGAATCTATGTGTTGAATGCACCAGGCATCATTGATGCTGACTTTGTTGGGCACGAGATACAGGTCATCTTAACCAATTGTGGCTACGCAAACGTTTTCATTCAGCCCAGATCTCGCATAGCTCAATGCGTTGTTCTTGAGCATAAAGGGCAAGTAGGAACGAACGAGACACTACGCCTTGGTGGCTTTGGCAGTACAGGTTAGATAATCAGGCGACTGTTGACCACAAGTTCACGTTTGTTAGTTTGCTGGTCATCAGTACATTCAAGCTCTAGTATCATGCCACCTTTTGGAAGAGCACTGCCATCCATCAGTGCACCGTAGTTATCCTTACGGCCAAACTCCATTAGGTGGCTTGATGTTGTTCCAACGTATGTATCCATGTACGCTCCGGTACGGATAGTTAATACGTCTTTGTGAGTCACTCTGTTTTCAAGCTTGACCTTACCCTTGTCAAAGAACACCTTGCCATCGCGTCCAGCTTGCCTATTGTGCGTGTGTCCACGCCATATGGCATCAACACCCTCTAGCCACATCTGAGCACGTGAGAACGTAATGGCACCCTTGGTTACAGGCGCTCCACCACCAGCGCCGTGATGGTAGTGAATGACGTAATGCCCATACCCGCGCTTCTCATGGTTGCCCATGCTCATCCTGAAGTGCAGAAACCCATGATAGCCACCGTAGCTGATTGACTTACCTGACTCCTTGGCAAGTAGGATGCATAGATGCTTCACTGGCTCGATGTGATGGAATCTAGCGACACTGTCATCGTGATTCCCGTCACCAATCATGATGATGCGATCAGCGTACGGTTGGAGAATCTCGGCAGCCCACCTGATTGATTCGCCGATCATGTCATCGCCAGCGGTAAACATCCGTGGGTGTAAGTTGTTAGCCCGGTAACGCTTCCTATCACCAGGGAGGATGGCGTCAAAGACGTCACCATTGATTGCAATGAGAGCGTCTAAGTCTTTTGCTCGCTTCAGCTCTTGGTCAATTAACTTGTAATCGGTATGCAACGATCCGATGTGCAAGTCCGACATCAAGGCTACTTTGACTGTGCTTCCTGTTACATGCTCGATTACTGTCATAATTTGATTATTGACAGATAATTTGGTGTGTGTAGTATTACGTGTTAACGGCTGTCAGAATGCACGTGCCTATACTTGACCCACGCCTTAGCACAAAAAAAGGGCATCCGAAGATACCCTTTAGGTTTGGACATGAAGACTAGGGAATGCCTTGTTCGCGCAAGACATACAACGGAGTAATTCGGATTAGGTGGCCATACTCCGCTGTCTGTTCAATATATATCATGCGTTCCAGTGGCAGTCCAGCATCATATAGAGCAAGTCGTCCCGGACCAAGGATGTCAGCCAGTATCGCACGTGGCATCATTCCCAGTATCTGATCCAGTGACATGTAGTTAGGTACGGCGCCACCCTGAACAGATGCATACTCCATCCAAGTCATTGTAACCGGCACCAACATACACCTACACCGAGGATGCGACTCAAACTCATCTACCAATGCATAAAGCTTTCCATGAAGCGCCAGGCATCCTACGCAAGTCTTGTTGTCGATGACCGCAACACGTCGGTATGACTTCACCAGTGGCTGGTTCAAGGCATTGATGCGCTTCACAACGCGTCGTGTAGTAGCCTCTACTTCCGTAGTGGATATATTCTCAGCGTAGCTATCGATCGTATCTATAGCTTCGTTTACAGAGTCAATGAAATCCTCACGAGTCAAGTCAGGGTTGGTGATGTATTCCCTAAACTTGGTTGTGATTCGCGTGAACACATCTGTGGTTGTGTCGCTGATTATGTTTGCGATTGCCGTACCACCAAAACTGATACCAGTAACGAATTCATCTTTCCCTGGAGTGCGGATAGTAGGTTTCATAACCCGTGCTGGCTTCTTGCCCATGTTGGCAATGATGACCGACGGGTAGAACGTCAATGTAGCTGCGATAGCCGCATCCTGGGAAACAGTTATGTCTTCTTCTACGCTTTGCACATACTGCGTTTGCTTGTCTGGATCCTGCAGTAAGTCAATGATTTCACGGTAGTACTGCTGAATCTGAAACACAGTAACATCAGGCTGCTGAGACATAGCAAGGATGTCAATGACGCGATCGTACACGTTCACAAACGTGCTACTTAGTTTGTCTTTTGCCTGTGTTAGCACAGAGTCAATCTCGTCCCTGTAATAACCAAGCGCACCACCAATCAAGTTGAATGTGTCCTTCTTAAGTGACTTGTTCCTAGAAGAGCAACAATGCTCACCACACACGTAAACCATCCATTCATTGTCCATAAGAACATTCTCCTTGCTATACAACCAACACTTGTTATAGAATAGTGTAACGCATTTTGATGCTATCACGGCATGTGGGGAGACATACATTGGGAAAAAGACAAGGTTTCATGTGGGCATTCTCCGAGTTGATGAAGGGCACACCTGTCACTCGGTTTGAAGCTCGCTGGCTTCTTCAGTTGGTAGAGAAGTCCATTATCAGATATCGGCTTGATGGCGGTGGCAACCGTATTTTTGAAGGTCATGCTACGTTGTCATCAGCAGACATGTTGTCCAATGATTGGGTGGAGTACATTCCATGAATTTCGGTGAATCGTACCGGTGTCTATTTGAAGGACGCGGAATACGACGTAAAGCATGGGCGGAAGGGATGATAGTACGCCTACCTACAACACAAGCGGATCATCTAGTACTCCATTTCCCATCAGGGAATCGCATGGTGTGGAGTCCAGCAGCTTCCGACTTATACGACAAGCAATTACAAAAGATTCGAGACGATTGGGAGATTGTTCTATGACACACATATCAGTAAAAGATAACGGGTTTGACTTCCCTAAGCACTGGATTGAATTCTACGAAGTCTGTGCAGATAACGGATACGGTGCTGTGATCGCTAGATGCGAGCAGGTAATCGTTGGTGCAGTCATCCAAGAGATGCGTAACGTCAAGCACGGCACCCTTCAACCAGAACCACATCACCAGGCAGTCCTTGACATGGTCGATGAGTTGATCGAGACAACGGTAGTGGACGAGTGGCTGGAAGAGCTTACCGAAATCCTCAAAGACTTTAACCGTGAGATTGCGTACGAAGACTAATGGATAAACGAAGAAAACTGACCGATGAGCAGATGGTCCAAATACGTCAGATGATTACGCAAGGTCAAACACTAGACACGATTGCTAGGTCATTTGGCGTCAGCATAACCACGGTGCACAAGATAAAGGATGCACAAATCAGAGGTGAAGTTAAACTCAAACGGTCTTCCCTCTTTAGCTGCATGAACCTAATCAAGACTGGGTTGCCCTTTAGGCGTGTGTGTTGGCCAGATAAGCTCTACTACTACTACGACCTAGGGGAACACTGGTTCCTTCAAGTCAACAATGAAAGCGGATGTGAAATCATCTTGTACACCATCGATTTCTCCCTTGAAGACTTGATGGCTAAGGATTGGGTTGTACTTACGTGGGATGCAGTAGCAACACCGGAGCAGACTCAATAGTGGTTGGTTCCATTTTGGAACGTACCACTAACTCTTTCCATTTTGGCAACAGTTGAACTTGTAAGAAATCCTTACAAGTTGGGAGGTAGAGGGATGAAGTTTAGTGAAGTAGCCGAAGCACTCATGCAAGGCAAGCGTGTACGCAAAACCAGTTGGGATGACACCACAGCTTTCTTGAAGTATGACGAAGAGTGCAATACGTTTGACTTCTACATGACATCAGATGGAGAGATTTACAAAATTCAGTCGTACACAACGTTAGATCTGACACCCAAAGATTTATCTTGCGACTCTTGGGAGGTAACAAAATGAAGTTTAGCGAAGTGGTTGATGCACTCATGGAAGGCCAGCCGATCAGCCGATATGACTGGAGGAAGTACATGTACTACGACGAACCAGAGAACATGTTTATCTGGGTGTACGGTCCAAACAACGCGATGTTATCCAAGCACCTTGACCTAGAACCCAAGGACATCGCAGCAGATGACTGGCACATCGATGACTGGGACCATGTTGTTGACGTCAACAAAAAGGTAGAATCTAACTAGACGTGGAGCCAGGATAACAACCTTGGATTGGTAATTGATAACTGGCTCCAGTTGTAAAGTATTTCTTTACAACTTACAATGGAGACGGCAGGGCAACCTGACTACGTTTGAAACAACTACTGACTCACAAGAAGACCACCGGATCGCATAGACCCAGCTTGCTGGACGAAACCTATGATGTCTGGTGGTTTTTTTGTTTGTAGGCATGCACGATACGCGCAGTTGCTATCTTGTAGTACTCAAGGTCCATTTCGCAGCCTATAAACTCAAACCCTTCACGCATAGCAGCTTTACCTGTAGTCCCAGAACCCATGAACGGGTCCAGCACAGTGCCACCAGGCTGAGTAACCAACCGACATAGGTAACGCATAAGATCTGTAGGCTTTACCGTTGGATGCGGGTTACTTACCTTCTGTAACTCCACATGTGTGATACCAGCGGCTCTCTCAGCTGCATTCCCTAGACGGGTATTACCCTGTCCGTTGTTATGCGTACCGCTGCCACGGTTGTACTGCTCTTCGAAGTCGTCTAGCCCTTCATTGCGATCAGCCTTGTTGGCCTTAGGACAATAGAAGAAGCGAGCAGCAGAACCACTAGAAGAATCGCTTCGACCAGAAGCGACATGCCCGGTCTTCTTCCCGTTATTGTTAAAGTGACGAGCGCCATCTGTATTAACCCAAGAACCACCCTTGGCATCAGGGAACAAGTCCAATACCTCTTGGCTGCCATCATGGATGAAGTTAGCTGGCCATCTACCTAACGGATTCGCTGGGTTAGCGCCACTTAAGTCACTGCTATTCTTCCAGCTGTTGTCCATGGATCCGCCACGCTCACGTATAGCATCCACACCACGAGACAACTTATCAAAGTCACCCTGATCCATAGGTACACGGCAGCCATCTATATTCATAGCACCAGTGCCCCACTTCAAGACATTCTCAGCTATCGTTCCATCAAGCGGCTTCCTTGCCACCGTAATAGGCTCAATACTAGGCTTCAGTGCTGACCCATAACCCGACCACCTCTTAGCCTCATCTGTCTTCGCAACATAAGGACCTACAGGATTACTAGTAAGCTTGTTCTCCTGATCCACATCAGACGACTGGTAACTACCAACAGTAGGTATAGCCCTACCCCGATTCCCATGACCAGCCATCTTATCTATAGAACAACTCACGTTATGACTCTTGGGAAACCCACTCCCGTAAACCCAAGCAATCATGTCCCTAATCTCAAACCCAGCATCCTCGATATTCACCGCCATACGATGCTGAGTCCTACTACCAGCAAACGCCAACAAGTAACCACCAGGCTTCAACACCCTTAAACACTCTCTCCATATAGCAACAGATGGAACATCATAGTCCCACCTCTTACCCATGAAACTCAAACCATAAGGTGGATCACAAACAACACTGTCAACACTGCAATCATCAACAGATGACAACACATCCAGACAGTCACCAAACAACAACGTATACATAATCTTCCCCTTGACCCTAATACGTCAACCAACCCTTATACTAATTAGACTATATATCTACTAAGAAGTAAGTTTTCAATCAATCAAATTCTAAAACTCTTACTTCTTAGTAGATATATTTAATAATATGTCCTACACAAATTCCAATGCTAGAGGACAAAACAAAAAACCATACAAATAATACAACTATTTTTAACAGATGCCTTAGAGCTTGTGACTAATGGACAGGAGGCGAAAGTGAGAAAATTGATGGGTTACCTATTGCGATCTAGCCTTTTCGATTTCGTTAGGCCCCTCTATAGGTTGTAGCAGGGGGAATAGAATGCGCGGATAACAGGGGGGATATTTAGAACACTAGCGTATAAATGGCACGTCAAGTCAAGCGATATAAACCCGGGTATTGAGAATGTAGCGGTGGTGATCGCGTCAAGCTGCAGGTATGGAATTCTTACATTTGCCCGGTTTGATGTAATAGGCGCCCGCAAAATACATAATTAAGGCGTGGCCAGATTTTGGATTTCCATTTGTTACATGCAACCCGTAAACCTTGACGCGGGCGGGTGTAGCGTACGGGGCCGTATAACGGCCGTACGGGCGGGTTTTCTGCTACCGGGTGTAGCTGTTGATCGCGGGCCTATAGGCTGCAGCTATCACCGGGTGTATTGATCCCTGGTGCGCACCTGGTGAAGTGTGCCAAGGTGTAGCGGGCATATATCCCTGCTGCGCAGCGGGTGCAACGTTGCACCCTGGTGCACCCTGGTGAAGGTGTAACAGTATCGGGCGATCAATAGCGGGCGCGTGTATCTGTTATCTGCAGCTATCACGGGCGATAGGCTGCCGGGTGTATTGATGCATCATAGGCGCGTAATTTGCCCGTACGCGGGCATTTAGGGATCAAATGCATAATCGGCCCTAAATAGAATAAACCCGGGTTATAGGCCCGGGTTTGATTTCTGATTTGTGCGCGTGTTAATCCGCGTTATATTTTTCCATTGCATCCGCAGAATTCCACAAAGTAGAAAACGCGATCGCTGCAGCTAGCAAACCGATACTTAAAAGCGCCGTTGCAATTAGTACTAACATTAATACACCTTCACCCATTCTAACCCGTTATATTTGAATTTCCGGGTATCAAATTCCGACAATTTGGTAGCAGATACAATTGCGCCCGTCAAAAATTCGTGCGATATCTGCCCGGTTATAATGGCACCGGTCAAGCCGTCAAGCAAACGATCAATATCCGCCCAATTTGGAACGTACGCGCATTTTGAAGGTTGCATAATGCGATCCGTTTTCAGGTGTATTGTTACGTGTATAGAATTCAGTTGATCCATTTTTGATTTTCCCCCTGCTACCTTAAAGGTAAAGCAAACCGATTAAATGACGCACGATCAATACCGCGGCTACAATGCCGCAACCTTGCAAGCTTGCAATGTAACCGTAGTAAATAGCACGGCCGGTATTTACCCTGCGGCGGAAAATCAAAAACGCGCCTAAAAATAGCGTTTGTTGCATTATCGCAAATGCAATTATTGTATACAAAGTCAATTACTTTCCACCTTTCCACGGCCCGCAATTAGGCCCGCTACAAACGCATAACAGCGCAAACAAAAATACTAGAATGCAGCCTACAATAATCATTTTTATTGATCCCTTAACCCGCTAGTGTTTCGCCCTTTACGACGATCGAATAAATGCCAAATGCTAGAAATGCAGCAACGATAAACCCGGCGATCAGATAACTAATTAACATTTGATTTCCCCTATATAAAGAATAAAGCAACGATCATACCTGCAGCTAAAATGCTGCAGTAAACCAACATAAGATCATCTAGCGATACCTGAAAACGTTTGAACATTTGATTTCTACCCTATCTCGTTTGATGTTTAGTTATACACGTATAGGCGCTATTGTGTCAATACCCGCATGGTGAATTCACGCGGGTATTTTTAGCGGGCGATCCCTGGTGATAGCTACACCGTTTTAAGGTGTAGCATTTTCTTTTTCCCCTGCCCGTGCGCAGCAAATACAATTACCCGTTTTCTAGCGTGTAATTTGCTATCTTGCATGCATAGCCCGCATGAAATGCAATTAGCGGCGCGCCCGGTTTGTTCCGGGCATGGGATACCGGTAAATTCGGCGTCAAGTTTATATGCGCGATCGTGTGTGTGTTCCGGTAAAACAATCGCAGCAGCAAACCCGGCAGCATGCGCGGCGCGCACTTGTGGCATTGTTTCGCACGATCGTAAAACCGATATGCGGCCCCACGATTCGCGGCGTGTATCGCGGGCATGCGTATACGTCCAAACGCGTACGGTTTTACCTTTAGCTGCACCACGGGCTATAAACCTATCCACAGCAGCAGATAGAATTTGCGCCGCTTTATCGGTCCTAGCGTCGCCTACTACATGCAAACGTAAATCCCGGCGCCCGGTTAATTGATCGATCCCTGCAGCTTCTATCATTGCGATCGCTGCAGGTGATAGGGTAGCAAATTCTGCCGCTGCACGGTTTAACCTTGACGTAGTAAAGCCCGCCATACCACCTTCCGCATAACACCCGGCGCCCATATGCGGGCATGCGGGCGGGCATGATATTTGTGCAACCCATGTGCAGCTACACGGGCCAATTTTGTCATTGTCTGATTTTTCTACCGCTGCGATCAAATCAGATATTTTTGTAGTATCGCGTGGTTTGATGTCAAGCGCGCCTGAATTGTTTACCGTCATAAGTGTTTTCATTTTTTCCCCCATTCTCCCAATTTCCAATTGTCTGATCGCAATTCAGTAGCGGTACAAATCGCGGTGATACACCAACCGGATACACCCGCGCCTGAATTTGTGATCGCGTAAAAATCCTTTAAGCTTGGTTCGAACCCGTACGAAATCCATTCATTTACAAATGCCCGCAATTTAGGATTTTCCATTATTTCTCGTTTGACATCGTGCACAGTCAAACCGGTATTTTCTACATTTCCCATTATTCGATTTCCCCTATTATCTGATCAGAAAAATACACCCGGAATTTCACCCGGTATGCATCCGTTCCATTAATTGTTAGCTGCAGTTGGTTTTCACCGTCAAGGTACAAATGTGCAGCATCAATACCTAATTCATGCGCGCGATCGCGTACGAATTCATAATCACCATTTTTGAGGTATTCAAATGCTGCATGTGATTCTTCTATTTCGCGTAATTCGAATTCGTCGTTTGCTGCGCAGCAAACCGGTTTAACGCTGCAGTTTTCGCACATTTCGTGTAATACCGCGGCGATCGCGTTTTCTGTTATCCGCTGCAGGTATGATTTCCGGGAATTGACATAATCACCGGCCCGGTACGCGACCCTTGACGGGCATATAAATTCAGTATCGCAGCAGCTATTAACATAAATCACGGCCGGGCCGAAATGCGCCCAATTTGCGACAATATGCCCGCTAACATTTACACCCGTACAAATTCCGCATTTGATCAATTCACCCGCTAATTCGCGGATATCCGGCCGGTTAAAAATAATTGGTTCCATCCGATACCACCTGTTGGTTTGATAGTTGGTTATATAGGCATAGGCGCGATTATGTCAAGGTGTAGCATGCAGCTATTTTTCAGGTGTAACAGATACACGCGCCCGGGCGATCAATACACCGGGTGCGAGCTCGCAGGCGCTGCAGGGATCGCGGGCGCGCATGCTGCGCAGCGGGCGATCAATACCGGGCATGGCACCTGCTGCCGAATACCTGCTACCTGCTGCCGGATACCTGCTACTTGCAGCGATCAAATGCAGATACAAAAATGATTTTGCATAGAATGGAATCGCGCGCGCGTGAGATTCCAGATAATTTTCCTCGCGGATGCGCGGGTGTACATATACACGTGATTTAATCGCTAGGCGTGGCGCTCAAACGCTCACATGTACATCCTAAAACGCATGCATACCTTGACATATAAACCCGCAAACCTGATCCATAGAACACCCGCAGCAGCCTTAATTGCGTCCGGTTTGCAGCTACGTCCGGTCCTTTACGATCGCCAGGGTTTACCCGTTTGTTTTAGAATCCAATATGCAATGCAGCAAGCTGCAGATCAGACCGGTATGGATCCCAACACATTTGCGACGTGGACACACATGCACACACATGCACACACCCCTCCGTCCGTCCGTCCGTCCGTCTTGCTTCCGTTTTGGCCGCCCGTCTTGGGTTTTCACATATACGTGCGGTTACGTGCGCATATACGTGCAGTTACGTGCGGTACACGCACCCTACATGCATCCAACACATCAGGTACGCATCGATGCATCTTGTGGAGTCTATATCAGCTTTCAGACTCCACAAAGAGACAAAGAAAAAGCACGGTTGGATATTCTCCTACCGTGCTCACTATGCATTGCGTACGCTCACTATGTACATACGCGCCCGTCCGTCCGTCCGTCCGTCCTGTTTACTGGTCCATCCAAGTCTCGGCATGTTCACAGTGTGCGAAGAAGCGCTTGCGATCATCTGTACTGAAGTGGTTCAAGACTCTGATGGCACGTGCTTCCCGGTCTTCTACCGGGGAGCTGAATTCCATATCCTCTGGCAGCAAATGCCATTGGTCGGATTCTAGATCCATCATGCTCAGTTTAGAATCATCCATTGCATTGCTTTTGAAGTGCACAGCCATGGTAACCAGGCTACCTCTTTCGAAGTACAGATACTTGACACATTTCCCTGTAGGAACAGGAAGAAAGCGAACAGCTATCCTCCCTGCCCACAGGGGCGCCATGAGCGTGAAGAACGTGTCTGTGCCTGGGCGAGACACGAGCACCTTGAGCTTCTCTGCGAACGTCACCGGTTCTGGATCGCGGTGTACTTGAAACAAACGGCACTCGATACACTCACCGTTCTCTACTTGCATTGCGGGTACACCGCACTTTGGACACTTATCCATTGTCTACATCTCCACTTGCGTCAACTGTTGTGACTACATCTAACACTTTGTGATTTTTTAGGAGAGCACTACATTTGATTCGCTTTAGGATACGAATGTATAAATGTAGCGCTCACCTGTCCGTCCGTTTGACCGTCCCGTTTGGCTATACGATGTTGGCCAGTTATTACGGGTGTTTTGGGTTGAATATCGCGTCTTGCTTACGCCAATAATCGTATTGGTGAAGATAGTCTGCGATGGTCTCAGATTCCTTGACGTGCTGGTTCCACATGTGAGCATTGTCGTCAAACTCATCTGCTGTGTACATCCAGATGCGCTCGAAGTCATCTTCGGTAATCCTTGCAATGGTAAAGCTGACTGTGTCCATTACACGGTTTCCGTAGTTAAGGTCTGGGTCGATAGAAACCTGTTTGAAGTGTGTGTTGACTTCTACTACGATCTCTTTCGGCTCATACTTACCGACCAACGTAAACTTTACGAGCGCACTGCAAGCATGATGATCACCTTTGGTGTCCATCGAGATAACTGCGTTGACTACGCGCACATCTTCAGTCTCACGAAGATGCTTGATGATTCCACTTATTGTTTTCTGTACAGAACCTGTCTCTGTCCAGATTGCTTGGTACGTGTTCATAACTACTGATTCCCCTTCAGTGCAGCAATGATTTGTGCGACAGCTGCAACGTCGCTATTGTCGAGACCGTGAGCTTGCACGGCCTTCAGAACATCTTCACCGTAGTGATAGCGAATGTTCGCCACTAAGTACATCGCAGAACACTCAGTAAATGTGACACCCGTAATGCCAGCAATTTCTTTGATGCGCTTTTGTGATGGCATATTCTTACCACGCGCATACCTTGACACTACACCGTCGGTCACTCCAAGAGCTTTCGATAAATCACTACCAGTCATTAGACTCCCCTTTACTTGCGTGAACATAACACGCAGATATTAGCAGGAGGTTTCTAATATGTCAATACCGTGTATTGATTTCATCAATCGCTTTTTAGTCTTGTACGTGGCTGTCTTATGTCCCTTGACGTCTTCGACTATTGTCTGTCCGCTTTGCTGGTACACAAAGTCAGCTATGTAGATTCCAAAGAACACTCCCTCATGCTCCAGTTTGTATCTAACCTGGCGCTTGAGATCCTGTATATCACCGGCCTTTTCTAACATCATCAAAACACCAAAGCGTTTAAACTCCATCTTGGAGTCAAAGTTTCCGTGTTCAATTGAATAGACACGTGTGTTTCTATATTTGTTTTTCTTCTTCAGGACGTTACCAAATCCAAGCGTCCCACACTTTGTACAGTTGACTAGCATTGTGCCGTGTGCGCCCTCTGTAGCGACTCCCTCGGCACCGCATTTCCTACACTGTGCTGTCATCTTGGTTTGCTTTCATCTCATCTAGAATCGGACCGGTCAAAATGTCTGGTCGCTGAGTCAACCACCACCGAAGAGTTTCTGGATCGTTCGCTGCCATGTAAGCACGGACACTTTCCCCGTGAAGTAGAAATATCTTTCCCATCTTCTCGCCGGTGAAAATCCCTCGATGCTTGTAACAACGTAGTGTTGATGGATTCATACGCAAGAAGATGGCTGCATCTCTGTACGTCATCAAGTCATTCTCAATACAAAGCTTCACACGCCTTCGCGGTGCATGCTTGTAGCCGCTGTGTTCAGCTAGCGGATCATACTTAAGTCTTCTACCTCGCCATTTCATGGCATCCTCATTCCTGATATCAACTCACGAAACTTTTGACGGAAGCGCTCACGTGCTCTTTCGTCCTCTTCCGGATGCGGTGATATCGCTTGCGTGGCTGTCATGATGCGACGCGCCGCTTCATTGGCCGCTGAATGTCTACGCGATATCTCATCCGACCAATCTTCGACTTCCTTTGGTGTCGGTCGAAACTTGCACTCCCTGCGGATTTTCATCTCTAACTCATTCAACCCTTTTGGGTTGTAAGGCTGTGCCAGAGAACGGCAAGCCTGAGCGTATAACTTGCAGTCTGTCTCATCTATCGTGACACCCTGATAGCGAGCCAGGATAGGCACTATGCGATCCACAACGTGGCGGATTGCTTCGGCATCCACACCACTTCTCGTTGCTATTTCGTTCATGACATTTGCTCCAAAATAGATTCGCGAAATCTGTCTGCGACATCAAGACTCAGTGAGCGTTTTGATGTCTTTATCATTGCACTTCCAGTCACCAAAGAATCCCATTGAGATACCAAAATTGTAGGCTTGTGAGCGTTCTGTAAAACCCACGGATCAGATAGCCTAAAGAACGCCAGAATGGACGACTTTATAGTCTCATCGGGCGTTTTGCCAATGACACGCTTAAAGTGCGCCCCTAGGGCGCCTAGCGAGGCTGTAGGGGCACTCCCGTACTTCTCTCGCCATGCATCCACGTACATAGCTACGCATACCTTTGGAGTCAATGCCTCGGTTGCGACAGCAATCGATGAATTAGTAATTACTTCTCTTATACATATATCTTTATCTGATTCTATTTCTTTATTCTTAATTCTTAATTCTATACGCGTGGAATCTACTGCGGACTCCACTGTGGATTCCGGTGCGGATTCCGCTGCGGAATTGTTGCGGCGTGGAACTACTTTTGCCTTTCGAGCACGGTCATCAGCTCGTCGTTTTTCGACGTAATCACGTGATGTTTGAGTGTCCGTAAAGCCCACAAATTCATACTGCCAAGCGTCTGTTTCGCGCAGTAAGCCGGACGTCAAACACTCGGTAAATGCTGACTCAGGAACGCGCATACACGCGGTAATTGTCTCAACATCCATGCTGTCTAAACGTCCGTCTGTCAGGTGTTCCCCGCAGTAGCAGAGTGCGTATATGTACCACCGGAACGCATCACCGGATAGCCGCCGAACAGCTTTGTTCATTGGCAATTTACAGTCTAGTTTTACCCACATATTTTCCCCTTGTGTAGCAAAGAACCCGGCTACAAAACCGGGTCCCTGGTCGTCTATCTCATTCTCGCAATGTCTAACATCGCCGATCGTAGTACTGTTGTAAGCATCCATCTTGGTTTCTTGCTATCACAGAACTGCTGTAGCTGACTATGGACCGTTTCCCCTAGGTTGATCTGTAGTCTCTCTTCCCTGCGTGTTACTGCTCGCTTTAGCACCGGTTGCAGTGCACCGCTGATAAGTAACTGTCCAGCTTCCCTGGCGAGTGCTGAGACGTACAAACCACGTCGTTCAGCTGCGGCATAAATGAATTCTAACTCATCCTTAGAGAAGCGAAGCATAAACGGTCGGAGGCCGATGTTGATTCGACTTCCGACCTTGGTTGCTCTCCGTGCATGAAAAGCGTATTCAGGCATTAAACTTTTCTATCTCCTTCCAAATGCGAAAGGCTATGTGCCTTCGTCCCTCTGACCACTTGCGTATGTCGTGGTCAAAGTTGATAGTGCTAACCACGTCACCCTTCCATGAAATCTGAATCAACCGAATGTATTCAGGTTCGTTCTTGGTTGTGACGTTCGTCAGCGTAAGACCATCGCAGTACACAGGACGTATCCAACGAACGAATCTAGCGTTCGTTGAAAACTCCTCTGTGATGAACGCGTCAACATCTTTCAATGTCATAGCGTTTTGATTGCCATGCTTTCCTCAGCAGGAATGACTTCGAACGCATCAGAGTCTTCTGGCAAGCTTTCGATGTCTACCTTGGACACGAGGACTTTCTTCGTGGTGACGACAGCACCAGGCACGTGTTCCTCTGCCCAAGCAACAGCCTTTTCGTCATCCTTGACAACAATACGAGGATTCTTCTTACGGAAGCTGACCGTGCCGTAAACACAGCGATATGTTTTGCTTCCACGTTGCAGGTTTCCCTCAGCTACACAACGGATCTCATCGTGGTGCTTTAGTTTGTACCAATCAACACGCGCTGACAGCTGACCAATCAGTTTGTTGGCATTCTCTATAATCGCAGCGAGCGCCAACTTACGTGCAGCAAGATCGGTTTCCATTTCCATGAGGTTAGACATGTAGCGCTCAAGGTCGTGGATTGTTTCCACACGCTTGATGTACTTGTTGCTGTCAGGAGCCATACCTACAATCTCACCTGTTTCGACGTCTACCATCCAATCACCACACACCTCTATTTGTTGAAGACTTGTTTCGTCCATGATGTCCCCTTGCTATCTTTGTAAGTCAAACGATTTGCATCCAACACAAACACAATGCCGATTGGCTCCCCAGCTTCATCGCACCGCTGTACTGAAACAAAGTCTGTACCTTGATACTGATGACCAACCGTCCTAGCAAAGACCAACTCACCACGCTGATTTGTGTATTGAATGATGGTGTCATCTTCAATGCGCTTTGGGAGGAGAACAAATCCTCCCACGATAAAACCAAGCGTCGTACAAAATAGACTAACTAAGATGTAACTCATTTCTTCTCCTGCAACTTTCTCAGTGCCAAGGTGTAGCCTTCCGGTGATGGCTTATCCGTACCAGAAAACTCCATATAGATTTCCTTTTTACGGTCAGGCGTCAAGTCTGTGCCATAGCGTTGATTGACTGCCATCCAAAACTGATCGCCAATGCCGATAGGTTTCTGGACAGGGACAACAGCATGTGTTGCGGCGTTCCCATCGTCATCTTCGTCTGTCGCAAGTGCGAGAAGACTAGCAAGGGAAAACCTTCGTGCGTATGTTTGTGCAGCTCCCAAACCATGGGCGTCAAACTTAGCAACAGGGACGATGCTGTAGGATTCGATCCATTGACCGGACAGATGGATACAACGTGAGACCGCTGTAATGGTGAAAACAGACGTCTCTTGGAAGGTCTCCACTGTCTGGTCGGTCTGCTCGTTGTTTTGCTTACGACGCATCGTAACGTTATGTGTCGAACCCTCGGTTACCGTTTGCGTAACGAAGCAACCGTGCTTCACCAGTATTGGACGGATGGTGTCGAGAATAGCATCCAACGATGCATACTTACTCTTGAATGCTGGATTCTTGGAATCCTTTACAATCGCACGTAACTCATTGTGTATCCCCACAAGGGCCGGTGCAATCTTGTCTAACTCTACGCTTGTGCGTTCCATATCTACCTCCATAATGAGGCATTATGTCACATAGATTCACGCACCGTCAACATTAATGCGTTCTATCCTGATGCGGATTCCCAAAAGTTTTGCTTGCTCGTGTCTGTTGTTAGTGCCAAGTGTTTTTGATATTCGGTACATGTGCCATTCAAGTGTGCGTTCACTTTTCTTTAGCACTTTGGCTGCACCGTAGAATCCAAGCTGAGTCACCGCTGCCCAAACGCGTTTCTGTTGTCGCGTTAACTCTTTTTGGGCTTGGTTATCTTGGGTATTCATTGGAATATGTGTATACTCTTATTGCTACGGTTCATGTCTTTCCCCCTTATGTAGCAAAGCCCGCTTTTTCCCCAAGGCGGGCTTTTTTATGTAAGGACTACTTCCCATGTTGCTCCTAAGTCAGTAGAGCGACAGACCTTCTTTGTTCCACCAATGTCAAAGATTGAATACAACATCCCACCAAGGTGTGGATCGTAACTTGTGTCAAGCACTTTACCTACCTGTGGAGTAACGCTGTTAATTGTGCAGTTGGCAGCGGTAGTCCAAGTAGTGCCTTGATCTCTACTCAATCTGTACTTGATGTTCCCTGGTGATGCCGTAGTGCCGTCGTCGTAGATGATGATAAGCAACCCACGGTTAGTGTCGCATTCAAACCCGGCTGTACCTGCTGTCACTGTAAGGTAGTCTCCCTTTGTATTGCCGTTGTCCGTTGTATAACTCAGCGTGTAACTTGTGCTTCCCTTTATCAAGATAAAGATGTAGTCACCGTTGTTGTCAGAATCTCGTAACTTAACAATGTTGTCTGACGTGATGACCGTACCCGGTAACCGCTCAGTCAAAGGATTGTCTTGCCATCGCACGTTGATCTTAGTAGCTTTACCCAGCATCAGAAATCCTTTGTTCTTAAACGCTTCGATAGCAGAGAAGATTTCTTGTAGGACATCGCGGAACCACACACGGTGTCGGTGGCTGGTATGCACAGGGTTTATGTTTTGACTTTTGGTAACGTAGTCTGCGTGGTGGTTTACTTCGCCTAGTCCCCAAGGTGTGCCAGTGTAGTATCTTCCCTGCGCGTCTATGGTCGAATCTGAACCCCGGTTACTGCTGTCACTAGTGCGTATCAAGTCCACCGTGCCAGTAGTAACTATCTCACCGTTGGTGTCAAGTAACCCACCGTGCGCGATGCCACGAAGTAAAGACACACCACCAAGATACAAAGCGCTGTCTGTGCCGCCGTTGACGTCGAATGGATCGTACAAGTCAGGTGGGAAATTCCCATTGATGCGGTCGAAGACTGTCTGCGCTGTAATCGTGCCAGCTGTTATCTGGTGCCCGTAGGCAAAGTCTGTACCAGATGTAGCGTTAGGTGTAAGCAAGGCGCCGCCACCATACAACCACGTAGCGTATCCTGTGTCACCATTGAGGTAGCAATCACGCAAAGGTGGTTGCGATGCCGCACATGTTCCACCGCCAGGCTGTGCAACGGATCTAGTCATAACCCAACCCGGATGCCTGACAATACTTACGTCACTTGCATTAACCTGTGATGCGAGCTGCGCGATAGTAAGCATACTAACAGTGTAAGTAGTAACACCTGTCCCACCACCGACAGTCATCTGCCAATGGACGTCGCTCTCCTCTTCGTTACGGCCATCGCGATCTTGTTGCCAAAATCTGCGTCCGTAGAAGTAAGTTGTCGTTCCAACTTCCGCAACAATCGCAGGAGTAACACGCTCAAAGACAGATGTCGGTGTGTCTGGGACGTACGTGGAATCCGTATTCGTATACTTGAGAATCGTTGTGCCGATGTCTATTGCCCCACTAGACACGCGTAACCTCTGGCAGGAAGTAACACCCCAGAACGCGCTATCGACGCTCTCTGAGCCAGCAAACGACGTGCTGGTGGTGTTCTTCCGTGGGTACGGATTATCCTTTGGGTCTTTGTCCGGTATTGCGGCCACTGAATGTGAATCAGGAGAACACAAGTCAAGCGTCACGGTGGCATACGATGTCGTTGCGCCGGTCACGTTCCACGTCTTGGTGTTGCCGTGATAGTCAGTCAGGGTGATGACACCAGGCACACTTGTGCCACTCTGTGCTTTGACTTGAACATCTAAGTAACGGTAGCCAGACATGCCTTCAAACGGTGTGTATGTACGGTCGTTACCTGTACCAGAAATGGAACGGTTATTAGTCTCTGCAACCGACCAACCAGTGAAGCGCCAACCACGAAACATCACACGCGTGTCTGTGTTGTTGTCTCCGTTAGTCGTCAGTGACGATCCAGATAAGGCGGCTGATATCCACGTAGGTACGTCATTGAGCGACGTAGTCAGCGTTCCTGTACCAGCAGTCATGTCTGTTAGCGTCGTGGTTGACGAGTAGTTATTGAACGTGTCGTTACCTGCCCAACTACCACTTGATGCAGTAACGTTGCGTGAACTTCCATCGTAGCCCGCAATCGCGACTGTGACTGAGTCTGGGTACGCGCCATCCCAAGCACGGATGCGTCCAAACATGCCAACACTGCGAGGTAGGCACACGCTTGTACTTATTGTGCCAGATGCACTGCGATAGATACCAAGCGGGTCATCGGCTTCCAACCCTAACGACCATTCAGTAGCGGTTTGTATACCTTGAGTCTGGTTATGCGATAGGTCCGGTACGGTTGTGCCATTGACCTTGATTTCGGTGACGCCGAAGTCATGAGTCATAGGACCGGTAACAGCACCATTGGCGCTTAGGCTTGCTGTGTAGTTTGCAGTCTGCCTGGTTGCCGACACCGTATTGGTAGCCGTGACTGTAGAACCACCAACGGACAGACTACATGTAGCTGTGGATCCTACTGTACTTCTCTCATACCAAGTGTACGAAGTCTGTGATGGAAACTGAGTTGGAGCACTAGATGAACTAAACGCCGCTTCTGCGATGTCCCACAACTTGTCTGTGCCAACACTGGCACTAAACGATCCAGCATAGGTTGCGGCGGCATCAACAAAGTAAGCAGTAGAAGTGCCAGTAGCAACAGTAACCGTTGTTGTCTGCGTCGCGCCGTGCCCATTACTAACTACTACTGTAGCCTTTAGGTCCCATCCCCATGTAGTTGCATTGATCCCGTACCTTGTCGAAACTATTGTCAACTGTCCACTAAAACCAAGGTGGCCACTAAACGTGAAGTTAGTGCCCTTGTTTTTTAGCTGACCATCCCAAGACGGTGGTGGAAGAATACCAATAGGGTTTGTAATGGTTACCAACACATCCTGCGTGTGGTCCATTGTCAATGTACTGGTACGTGTACCGTCAAGGAATGGCATTATGGTCTAGGTACGTCCGGACCACCGGTCATAGAGTAACCATCAAGAATGTAGAAGTTACCAGAGCCATCCTGCTGTACGAAATTCCAGTTGGGTGACACGTATACGGGTAGCTCATGGAACGTGGAGACGTTAGCGTTTAACTCACGCTCTGAGTTAAATCCAACTGTGCCATTGATCTGCCCACTCAAGAATGACTGACGGCGAAACTCTTGCTGTTGCATGTCAATCTGTGTTCGAATATTCATTAATACACCGTACTTACGTAGTTAGACTCACAGTTATATTCAACCTTTGGAGCGACGATACCACCGCTATCACGGCTGATAACTACGGTACGACGCTTCATGTATAGGTCATCGTAATCTGTATCTACACCATTGACCATTAACATCCGACATCGAGCACCAGGCTGAAAGCCATCGACATAATAGAACGAACAGACCTTGAGTTGGAAGCGCCGTTGTGCTGCCGCATCATACACACGCCTTGACATCTTTAAAATGTCTTCAGGTTGAATGTACGGAACAAAGATAGGCATAGAGGTAATAATTCGACCAAGGTAATCAGGACTATTGGAGTCAAAGATGCTTGCACGGTTAATCAACGGATTTGCAGCTGGCACACGTGCTGCATCGTTCTGTGCTGTTGTCGTTCCAACACCATTGATGTAGTTAGTTTCTGGTGGAGATACGTTTATCGTATAAACCTTGGGTGATTCACCTACGCAGATTTTATATGATGCGACATTGTGGTCCGCCGGGTTGGGTACAAACTTCCAAATAGTTGCTGCGTTGTAAGCGGGTTTTGCTTCCAGCACCCATTTGTAATTGATTTGATCCCAACGTAATCGATATTCCACGAATTGCTTACGAAGTAACATTAACAACTGACGGATGATTTTGTCTCCACGATCACCGGTCTTTGTTCCATGCCTCCATGATTGCCCACGTGGAGGAACAGGGACAATCGTATTGATAGCATCGGCAGGTAGGTCTATCGTTGGAATAGCGTCGTACCCAGCTGCATTTAGAACGTTGTTGATGGCAGACCCAATGTTGGTTCCATCGAATGCTGTGTGCAGGTATTGGTTGACTTCATTGAATCTACCAATCTCGCTCGTAAGCTCCCATTCAGCTTCGTACCTGTACGCAAAAGAGTTAGTACCGGCATTGTCCAAGAACACATCACAAGATGACAGCCTGGCCCATCCAGTCTGCTGTGTGACCCATGTAGGTGTGGCTACCGTTGGGTCATCGGTACGCTCAATCTTGTAGGTAGTATCACCACGCTCCACAATAGTAATTTCGTTTTGTGCTACGTGCGTTGCTTTGACTCGTCCACCACCATATGCCAAGTCATCATCGAAAAACTCAAGGTGGCTGTATCTGTCAATGAGTACTGGTGTTGTTGCTCTGGTTACTCTAAGCTTCTCCCAACGCAGGTAAATACCATAAATCATTGGTGTGTAAATAGCGTTAGTAGTAGACAGAAGTAACCTATGACGGAAGAACCTGTCAGTGCCGATAGTGTATGTGCCAGCGTTTTGATTGAACAGGGAAACACTTGAAGATGTAGCCGCGTTGGTTTGATAGGCGCCGACAGTATGACTTGCTGGTGCTGTCTCAGGTATAAAACCTGGGTCATAAACCTGCGTCATAAACCTGTTGCCTGTGCCACCTTCTTCAGTGACAGGGTATCGAATGCGGTGAAAGGCCACGTGGTAAGTAAGGTTTAGGAAGTCTGGGTTGAATCCAACCTCAAGCTTGCCAGCGCCTACAACATACGGAGCGCCACTTGCTGTACGCAATGGCACCTGCACCAACTTACCTGAGATAGATTTAGAATCAGCGGCTGACTTAAAACT